GTACTTCTCGCCGTCCACCTCGATCAGGTCGGTGGCCTTCAGGCCCATGTCCTTGGGGCCGAAGAACTGCCAGCGGGAGACGATCTGGTCGGATGCGCTGGTCAGGTACTCGGCGGAGTCCAGCGGCTGCACCGAGCAGCCCATGACCTCGCGGCCGGGGTCCTCGATCCAGGCGTCGTTACCGCGGTCGTCCTCGCCGTAGTGGCGCGGGATGTGGACCACGGTCTGGTCCATCAACAGAGAGTTGAACACCGGTTCACCCCCTGGTGGAGATACGGCCCATGGGCCCGGAGCGGGCGCGGGGCCGGTAGCGCTGGAGCTTGTCGACCTCGATCTGGGACAGCGACACGGTGAAGGACTCCGTGGCGAACGTCAGGGAGCGCTGTCCCGTCGACTCCTGCCGCAGATAGCGGGGGTTGACGATGGAGCGGGCCACCGCGTCCAGGACGATGCCCTTCACGTCCGCCGGGATGGTGTCGTATCCGTGCTGCCAGGTGACCGTCGCGCGCCGCGGGCACTCGCGCAGGACCTCCCAGACCAGGCTCACGGTGCCGTCTTCCAGGGTCCACTGGGAGGACGTCAGGGCCTGGCCCGCCACCGTCACGGACTCCACGGAGATCACCGGCCCGGCCGGCGTGATGACGCCGTCCACGATGGGCAGGGACGCCGTGGAGTCACGGATGGTGAACGGGCACCGGGCCTCGGCCCGCACCAGCCCCGACGCCACGTCCAGGGCCAGATCGGCGGCGGCCTGCGGTGCCGCGCCACGGTCGACCTGCAACCAGTTCTCCAGCTCCATGACGGTGGCGAGGGACGGGAGCGGGGCCACGGCTCAGCTCCCCTTGACGGAGGACTCGCCCGTTTCGATGTTCCGCTCCACGGTCACCTCGGACCCGTCGGGACGGGTCGCGGTGTACGTCTCGGTGCGGTCCTTGGCGGCGGACTTCTTCGCCGCGGCCCTCTTGGGCAGGGGCACCACCGCGTTGACGGTGCCGTGCCCCGCGCGGGCGGCCGCGCCCTTGTCCGGGGTGGCGGAGCTCGCCCGCTCGTTTGGGTCGGTGGTGTCCGCCGGACCGTCACCGGGCGCCGTGGTGCTGGGGGCGTCCAAGTGGTTGTCCAGGCGGGTCTCGGTCGGGTTGCTGCTCGTGCTGTTGGCGGCCATGGGCCGACTCCCTTCAGGGTTCAGGCGTTCAGGACGCCGCGGATACGGGCCGCCGCTTTCCCGCCGAATACGGCCATGCCGCAGTAGAACTCGATGCGGGTCCGGTAGGCCGGCTTCTCCTGGAGCTGGCCCAGGTCGTCGACCATGACGCCGCCGTTGGTCAGACCGGTCACGGCCTGGTCGCCCTCGTCCTGCCCGTACTTGACGACGTAGATGGACGACGCCACCGAGCTGGAGCCCTGCGTCTCGGTCTGCGCCAGGATGGCCGCGCCAGCGGCGGTCGTGCCCGGGTCCAGCAGCGGGATGCCGTTGTACGTGGCGACCATCTTCTGGGTGAGGGCCTCGCGGACCATGTCCGTTCCGCCGATGCGACGGGCGGAGGACTTGATGCGGGCGATGATCCCGGAGTTGGCGTAGATTGCGCCGTTGGTGGCGTTGATGCCCGGCACGGCGGCGATGCCGGCGTCAAGGACGTCCAGGAAGTCGTGTCCGCCGGCAACCGGGCCCATGCCGTTGGTCGCCGCGTCCAGGACCTGCGAGCCGGTCAGACGCTTCTTCAGGCCGTCGAACGACTTGGTGTCCACGGTCACGTCACCGTTGAAGAACGTGTCCTGGAACTTGTAGGCGGCCGCCTTGACCTTCATGCGGGTCTGCGTGGCCCGCTGGTCGTTCAGGTTGCCGCGGGTACGGACGATGAACCGGTCCACGTCGGCGTCGCCACCGAGGATCACCAGAGACTCCGTCTTCTGGTTGAACGTACCCGTGGACTCGGTGTAGGCCTCGTTCACCGAACGGAACGCCACGCCCGGAAGGGTGGCCTCCTCGTTGTAGGCGTAGGCGTTGCCCTCGACCTGCATCAGCGGGATGCGGTCGAGGATCGACGACTCCTGCACGAACGTCTCGATGACGCCGCGCTGAAGAGAAGTGGTGCTGAGCTTGGCCGCCTCGGCGAGGGTGACTGCCACGGCGGACCTCCTTTGCTATCAGGCCCGCCGCGTGGGCTGGGCTACTTCTTGGGGGTCTCGGTGGCGTAGGCGTAGCGCAGCCGTCCAAGGCCCGGTTCGACGTCCGCGGTCGCGGTCTGGTGGTGCCCGCCGCCGACGTCGCCCCACTGCGGGGACTCCTTGGCGGCGAGATACGGCCGGTCCTCGAGGACCTTGTCGATGGCCTTGGTGATGGCGGCCTTGTCGGGCTTGCCGTTCTTGGCGAGTTCGGCGATGACATCGCGGCCTACGAACAGGACCGCGTCCTCCGACTTGGCCAGGCGTCCGGTCGCCGCCGCCTCCAGCTGGGCCTCCACCAGGCCCGTGGCGAACTCGGCGCGGATCTCCGCCTTGATGGCCTCCACGTCGGTGCCCTTGTTCGCCGCATTCGAGCGGCGCAGCCGGGACACCTCCGCCTCGGACTCGGCCAGCTTCCGCTCGGCTTCCTTACGCGCGGTGCGCTCGGAGTCCAGAGCCTTCTTGCCTGCCTCGCCCAGGCCGTCGCCGTCGTCCGGCTTCGGCTCACCGTCGGCGGGCTTCGGTTCGCCGCCAGGGTCGCCCTGCGGCTGTCCGCCCTTGGGGTCTTCCGGAGCCGGGCCACCGGAGCCGGGAGCCCCGCCGCCAGCTCCACCGTCCCCGCCGTCGCCGCCCTCGGCGTACAGCACGAACGGGTTGCCGAGGGCGTTGGACAGGAAGCGCCTACGGATGTTCCGGGGCATCGCGCCCCTCCTTCGGTTGGGAAGCGGCATCGCGCCGCGGTGATGTGCGTCCCGTACGGCGTCGCACCGTGCGGGGTCTCCCAGGACGCGCCCGGGAGAAGTCAGTAGATGTAGCCGTGCAGCTTCAGCAGCCGCAGCTGGTGGTCCCGGTCGTCGGCCAGGCGGAGAATCTCCTCCGGCATCAGCCGGGGCCGCCGCGCGATGCTGTAGCGCTGGCCCTTGACCTTGGATGCGCCGGCGTCCGTGGTCAGCCGCTTCCCGGCGATACCGCGCACGGTGGTGCCCTCGGTCGTCGCCTTCACCGTGCGGCCGTGGACGGTCATGGTCTGCATGCCCCGGCGGGCGTTGACGACCTGCGCCAGGTCCGCACCCTTGGCGAGGGCGTCGACCGCGGCCGCGCCCAGCTTCCTGCGCTGCTCCTCCGGGGACATCTGCGCCACCAGCTTCTCGGGGCTGGGCACGTCGCCCCACCGGTCGACGTCGATGGGGTCCATGCCGCAGTCGCACTTTGGGTGGCGCTGGAAGCCCGTGCTGTAGGAGTACTGGCGTCCGGCGAGGATGATGCACCGGCCGCACGCGGGCAGCTTCACCACGCGGACGTAGGCGATACAGCGGCGGTGCGTCACCATCGAGATCTGCGTGGCCGCACGGGACACGTCGGAGATCTGCGTGGCCGTCAACCTGGCCATCTGGTTCATGCCCGCCAGCAGCGCGGTCTGGGTGTCGGCCCCGGCCCGCCACGCGGTGAACGTGGTGATGGCCGGCTGGAACAGCAGCGTGGTCAGCGGCCGCCCGTCGGAGGCGACACCGGCCAGCGATCCCGGGTTCAGCTGGGCGGCCAGCCGTGCGGCCGCGCCCCGTTCGGCCATGGCCTGCGCCACGAATGCCTGGGCGCCCTGCGCCGAGGTCAGCTGTCCGGCCACGACCGCGTCCAGGATCGCCGCTCCCTGATCGCCCTGAAGGGACGCCAGGATCTTCGACGGGTCCAGGCCGGACCAGATGCTGGAGACCCGCGCGACGACCGCCTGGGCGAGGGTCTGCACCTGCGTATAGCGGGCGTCGGCGGCGTCGCTCATGCCGCCTCTTCCTCGAAGCCGTCACCACCGGTGTCGTCCTTGGGTCCAAGGTCGGAGAACGCTGATGCGGCCGCCGCTGCGGCAGCCTGCGCCTGCGCGTCGCGCATGCGGATCCAGTCCTCCACCTGCTCGGGCTCGACGTCCGGCATCATCCGCCACAGGGCCTCGTCGGGGACGCCGATCGCCTTGTACTTCGTCAGGGCGTCCGCGTACTGCGCCTCGGAGCGGTACTGGGCATCGCGCCACAGGACCTTGCCCATGGCGATGGACTCCGCGCGGGCCGGGTCGCCGGACGCGAGGGCTTCCAGCCGCATGATCTCGCGGACGTCGGCGCCGTAATACGTCTGCTTGTCCTTGGCCTTGGCGACCAGACCGGACTCCGCCGCGGTCAGAGCGTCGGCGGCAATGTTGCTCATCTCGCCGAGCAGGTAGTGCGGCGGGGTGCGGGTCTGTGCGGCGATGTGCCGTACGGCGGCCTCGATGACGCGCAGGTAGTTGCCGAGGTCGGCGGCCGTGAACTGGGCGATGTTCGCGCCCTGCTTGGACAGCCACAGCAGACGGTCCCGGCTGAACTTCGTCAGCGGGATCTCTTCCTCGTCAACGATGTTGCCCTCGTCGTCGCGGATGTCGCGCATGGGCTTGTCCATGCCGAGGACGACACGCTGCGGCAGGGCCATGTAGTCGGCGCCGGTGAGCAGGTGCGCCCACAGGGTGTTCACCGTCCGCTGGAGGGGGGCGACCTGCTTGATGTCCGACTCCGGGTCACCGCCGAGGCGGGCCCGGTTGGCGAGCTCCACGATCGGCACGGCGCCGGCGTCGCCCATCGGGTTGGGGAAGTCGACGCGCTCCGATGTCCGCAGGCCGATGGTGCGGGGCTCCCACGTGCCGCCGCTCTGGCGCTGCCTGCGGTAGACCATCGGGGGCCGGCCGCCGTAGGCCCGCACGAACAGCGTGGCGAAGTCGTGGCTTCCGTCGCACCAGGTACGCATGCCCGCGCGGCGGACCCTGCGCGTTCCCGGGGCGTAGTCGACAACGGCCTCGCCGGTCGGGATGAACGTGATGTCGGATGCCGTGCCGGTGGGGTTCCACACCAGGGCGTGCGAGCGGGACGTGACGAGGGAGTCCAGCATCGCCAGGCCAACTTCCACGTCCGCCTCGTTGCGCCGCCAGGCCGTCATCGCGTCCGCGTCCAGCTGTCCGTCGGCGCCCTGGAACGCGGTCACCCGAAGCCGTTCCCGGACCGCGTCCGGCACGGTGCGGCACCAGTTGTCGGAGAAGTCCTCGAACAGGCCGCCGGTCATCTCCTCGAACTCCGGGGAGGCGAACAGCAGGCTTTCCTCGCCGTTGTAGAGGTCGTTCCACTTGGTCTCGTCGGCCTTGCGGGCCTGAAGACGCTGGGTCAGCTTGTCCAGCATCTCCTCGGGGGAGTCGCTGTCCGCCAGCGCGGGGCCGTCGTTGCGCTGCTTCGCCATGCCGTCCCCCTCTCACGCCGTCGCGGCTTCGTCTCGGGTCTGCTTGCGGCGCAGGTAGCCGTCCACGGCGTTCACCAGGGCGGCCATGCCGTCGATGCGGGCCGTGGACTTGCCGCGCTGAGGCTTCGACAGGCGGATGTTGTCGTTGCCGTCACGGATGACCTCGGCGCACTGGGCGTTCCAGCGCAGCACCGGGTGTCCGTCGTGGCGTAGCGCGTTCGTGCGGAGCAGCCGCTCGGTCTCCTTCACGGCCGGCGACTGGCCCAGGTAGGTCTGGTTGATCGGGACGACCTCACCGATGCGCGGGTTGTTCTCGATGCGCTGGAGCGATCCGCCGGCGAACATCCGGTCGTACCCCACGCGCTTGATGCGGTACGTGCGGGAGTCCTTCAGGATCTGCTCCTCGATGGCCGCGTAGTCGATCGCGTCGCCCTCGGACAGGTGCAGCAGGCCCGCCTCGGCCCAGTCCTTCAGCGGCACCTGAAGC